TTCAGCGTTGCTCTGGCTCGGGTGAGACGGCGATGTTCAACGGTGTGACTGTTGCATTCATCATCTATACAGCTCTCCGGGACATGGGGTACGATCACCTTCAGGCTACCGAATTCATGGATCGCTTTGTGTTTGTCGCTGGCGACGATAGTGTCGTCGGTGATGTCAGTGTTACCGCGCTCGAGAAAGCGGCGGAACTTGTTGGTCAGTTGTTTGAGGTTGGCTTGGTACGGCGTGGCGAGATCGGCATCGAGTTTTTGGCTCGGCGCTACGGACCTGATGTTTGGTTCGGTGATCCCACGTCGTGCTGCGATATCGCTAGAACAGTAACAAAGTTCCATGCGACCGTGGCTCTCCCTTCCACCGTGACACCAGCTATGAAGCTGGCGGAGAAAGCCTACTCTCTTCGGCTGAGTGATGGGGCTACTCCATTCATTGGTGAATATGTCACGTTGGCGTGTGAAGTGTTGGCTCCGCCACCACTCGCCTGTGCCACCGCAGAATTGCGGCCGTGGGTTGTCCAGCAGCATGGATTTGCAGCTGAGGTTCAATACCCGAACAGGTTCCAAGAGTGGATGGTGGATCTTCTGCGCGCGCAACTGCCGACGTTCAGCCCTCGACTATTTGAGAACTATCTAGCCGAGGTGCGCCGGACTCAGCAGAAGCGCGGGTCAGAAGCAGCCGTGGCATTGTTGTTGACGCCACCGCTCTGTGCTGACACGCCGGAACCGGCTGTGAAAGCTCCTGTCGTTGTTGGCAGTGAGCTTGTCCTTCCAGCCGTCACACCAAAAGTGGAGGTTCCACGTCCTCGAAGCCGCCCAGAGGCAGGACGTGGTCGTGGCCGCGGGGGCCACGCGACCCGGGGTAGGGGTCGGAAATAATACTACGGCTGGGTGGGGTGCCGGCGTCCAACGCCGGGCCGTTTTTGGGAAACAGAAAATCCCTTTCACTCCACCGTCAAAAACGAGCACTCCTTCTTCTCTCCGAACTGATGTCTGGGCACAAGAAGAAGTCAAAGCGGCAAGTGCCGCGCGAGCGCACCAAGGTTCTCAAGAAAGTTGTTGGTCCTGTGGGTCGCATCCATGCCTCACGCAATGCGATGACGGCGAAAGTTCAGCTGGTCAACAAGTACGCGGCCACGCTGATGTACCCTTTCGACTACCCCGGTCTCCCGCTGGGGTGGGGCACGATGGTGAACACTTCCATCGGCCAGTGCAGGGCGAGGGGCCAGTTTATTCTGGCTCCGGCGGATGGTTCGGGCAATTTGCTCATGACGATCACGCCGAACTCGCTACTTGCTGCTGGTACCTCACCTCTCGGAACCAACATCGCCGGTTTTGCGGTAGCGCCGCTCTACAACCCAGGCGTTGTACCGGCAAACCGCAATACTGTCATTGCGTCTGCAGGCTCCGTGAGAGTTGTCTCGGCGGGCATCCGTTGTTGGACCAATCTTCCAATGACGTCTGCCCCTGGCGAGATCACTTTCGCTGCGATTCCCCGTACCGGCACCACCACTGTGCTGAATACGTTGACCACTGCGCAGCTGAACTCGCTCCAGGAAATGGAGCTGGGCCAGCTGACGCCCGG